TTATCCATGTCCTTGAAGCCAGGACCGAAAGTCTGTAGTAATGTCATCTTAAGCGCCCTTTTTTGTAGTACCTGTAATAGCATTTGCAAACGTTTCTGTAGCAATGGTCATAACATCACTTGCAGACTTAGCAATTTGCTTTGTAAAGACACGTTGTGCCTCGACGAAATCAACTAAAGGTTTTTTAAGGGATTCTTCCTGTACAGTTTGTTTGAGGAAGGTAATTTTGGCGTCTTGAATTGAATCGATAGCCATGTTTGCGTAGAACATATAGTTTCTCCTATTAAGCGAGTTTAAATTCGATACCCCGAAGGCGTATCATAAATCCAGCTTACCGACTACTGGGGTGCCTTATCGTTGCACCGGCTTTAGACGCTCCTAAGGTAGAAGAGCCTGTAACGTTCCCATCCCGGGGATATTATTATATATGCTTTTTGTTATGAAAATAACTGTACTGTTTCTAAACTATACAAATTAATTACCAGATGCACTCTATATTCTTCGCTTCTATTAATTACACCATGTACGCGCATATTATCAAACTCATATACATTGCCTTTTTCCCAATAATACTCAACATCATCAATTACATACTTAACATCAGGGTTTGTAATAATTGGTACATGAATACGGTGACACAAAGATAAAAAAGGACCGTTTCCGTCTCTATGCATTCCTATTTCAGATTTCGAATCAAGTCTTGCAAGAAACGCTGTATATGTATGATAGCTATAATGTTGTTTTAAGTGATCGAGAATAGGTTCAATTAACGGAAAATATTTATCATACAGTACTTCTTTTTTAATATTCCTAATAGCACTACCTGGTTCACCGCCTAGACATTTTTTTGTGTGCTGTATAGGAATACTGTTTGTATTACCCATGTTAGTAGCATTATTTCTGTAATCTGATATATACCAATCATTTTCTGAAATATTAAAAACCAAATTGTCTATAATATCGTAAGGAATTGTAGACAATTGTTTATAAGGTACATCAAGTTTCATCAGTTCTTTTCTTACCAATATTGTATTTAGTTTGTAGATCCCATTCGTGCTTATCTTTATATGCAATTACTTTAATCTGCGATAAAGGAGCAAGTTCGGTAAATTTTGTAGCATCTAAAATCTTAACCAGACCCCAATCGGATAGGAGTTTGGCGATTGTATTTCTACGTTCTAGATCGTTATCTGATAAATCAGCCTGCTTCCCATCTAAGGCAAAAAGCTCCTTGAAGTGAACGATATAGTATTTTCCTTGTTTATGTAAGATGTGACAAGACTGATATAGAATCTTATCTTTTCTTGAAGCGACGCCAATTCTGGTTAACGTTTCTCTAACTTTAAGAAAATCATCAGGTTGAACAAGAAGGACTTCTAGGGGTGCATATCCAGGTAAGTCAATCTTGAAGTACTCGTTTGACATTATTAATTCCACCTTTTTCTAATTTTTGTTTTATCAGGTCAATTTGAGACTGATGTAGAAGGGGAAGTACCTGGCGTGCTTTATCTGTGCTATAACCATAGTATTGTTTAATTACTTCTATCGATTCAATCTTCTCAGCTTTGATCCACTTGTTATAGCGTTTCTTTGGCCTAATATTATTTATTAGAAATTGGAATTGGAGTTTCTTGTCTAAATGAGGTCTGGAGTTCATCTCATTTGCCTGAATTACGGTATCAGCCCCGTACGAGAGTCCTTTATTTACGATATATGGAACATACTGCTTTTCAGCCCAGTCATCTACCATAAGATCGTTCTTATTATAGGTAATTGCATTAATAAAATCGAAAGGTGAGATAGCAGGAGCTTTATATGGCTCAACTACTATCTCTACTTTAGGTTCCCCGAACATCAGAACACCATCCTGATTAGACCGATTGTGTCGATCGTGGTGAGTAGTAGATAGTTGGCGAGCATTCCAAATGATTTCCTAGTGTAAGCAGCCCAAGCATACAAAGCGCAACCAGTAATCCAAATAGGATACAAAACAAGAAGCGGTGGAGTAGGGACTGTAGCGGCCATAGTGATGCTACAACCAATACTAATAGCCCAAGCAAGCAGCTCGATAGCAAAGCGTACAGGATGAGAATTAAAATCATCTTTTATCCATTCAAATGTAGGTTTTAATAAATCGTTCATTTAAGTACCCAGTCTTCTGCAAAATCTTCTGCAGTACTACGTTCTTCAAAATAAAATTCTTTTTCAGTTTCTAAATAATTATCTAGACAGAGAACTCGGTAGCTTATATTTCGGGTAAATAGCATTGCAACTTTATGTCTATCGTTAGAATAATATTCACTAATTAATTGACTCATTTTAACTCCACAGATGCCATAATTTCAGTCAAGCAGGCAACTAAATTAATCTCTTGATCAGCAACAAATGCAGACTTGTACTGATAGTCAGCAATAGTCAGTACCAGCTGAGGAACTTGATTAGTTAAGGGTACGAAGGTGTCGTATATCTTACGAAATAATGATACCGGGTCATTATCTAAATTATTAACGACCCATCCCCTCATCTTCTTCCAGTCTTTATCTTTAATAGCATCGACTAGATCCTTCATGTTAGCTTCACTGACACTAACAAGTATACCTTCATCAATAGACCCCGATTGTGAGTAGCGCTGGAGTTCGTTTAACGTTCTACGGAAGTCAGGGAAGTGCTTTTGCACTACTTTAGCAATTACCTTAGGATCAAAAGGTATAAGTTCCTGATCCAATATACTACATACACGCTTAAAGAAGTCTGTAGCAATAGTTGGCTTATTAGCATTAGGAATCTTAAACTCAATTACTGCACACCTTGAATGCAAGGGCGGTATGATACGATTCTTAAAATTACATGTTAAAATGAATCGACAGTTGCTTGCAAACTCTTCAATGAAGCCACGTAGAGCAGGTTGAGTAGAGTTAGGGTTTAGATAGTCAGCTTCATCTAGAATAACTACTTTAGTATTACCGCTGAATGAAACCGTAGATGCAAATTGCTTAATCTTAGTACGTAGTACATCGATACCTGACTCTTCTGACCCGTTAATGATCATGTAGTCAGTTTGCAATTCCTCACATAATGCTCTTGCAACAGTAGTCTTACCAGTACCTGCAGTACCGCATAATAACATATTCTGAATCTCACCTTTAGCAACCATTTGCTTAAAGTACTCTTTCTGAGACTCAGGTAATATACAGTCGTCAATCTTCCTAGGGCGATATTTTTCAACCCAGATAAAATGCTCAGTCATATACTACCCTTAAACTACTGAGCCAGGTTCGGCGGCAATCCAGTATTGAAGTTGTCTTGATTCGTGTTTAAAGTGAAGGAACTTAGCTTTACCGTTAGGGGTCTTAGCAACTGTAATATCATATGCGTCAGGAATAACTTTTAAGTTCTCTACTGCAATGAACACATCGAAGTCATCGAAAGATGTACCAAGACTTTTCTTAAAGTTAGACGATGTATCATTCTTACGGTCACTTACAGATAATGTGACTGCCTGGTTCTTACAGGTAACAGAAATAGTAGGTGCGCCAGTAATAGCAGCCGCTTTCATAATCATCTGAATGTCTTCTGCAGTCACCTTGAACTTATAAACGTCAGTATGTTCAATCTCATTAGTAGGTGCGGCAGTAACTATTTCTGGGTTAGAGTAATAGTATTCAAACTTACCTGCCGGGCTTGTAATACCAATACACTTATCGGCAAAGTCAATCTCTTGACTATCGGTCAACGTCCACATAGCAAGAAGAGAGTTAAGATCGTAAATGGCAAACTCTTTAGGAATAGTTTCCTTAATAGTAGCCTTAGCAAAGATATTCTTTGCGTTAGAGATAGTACTTACAGCATCACCCTCTTTAAATACAATATTAGTATTAATAGATGCAAAGTTCTTTAACAACGCAATAGTTTCACTTCCAATTTTCATAATGTAGTCCTCATAATTACATATTATAGTATCATTTCCAATTCAGTGCTACTTCTTTCGTTGGCATTGTACCATTATATTTGTCAATACAATATTGTCGTTCTTTTGCATCTAGTTCTTGAAACTTTGGATCACGAAATGCAGATGAACCATGTTCTCTAAAGCAAACCAAAACGTCATCTATCATTATAGGGTCACCGTGGTAATAATAAGACCGGTAAAAATACTCACCATCTACAATCCACAGTAAGTCATCGTCCATCTTGATTGCACAATTATTTCTTACGGCATAGTTAGAAGGATTACCTGTAGTGTTATCACCGTTAACGTATTTGTTCTCGTACCACGGAAACCTGGTATCGAAGAACTCAGTACGGTCTTCATTGCTATGAGTAAACCCGGATATAAACCATTTACCGTCTGGATTATTATCAAATGCATCTGCAATTTTTTGTAATGCGCTTTGGTCTACAAAGAAATCATCCATGTAAAGTAATTTAATTATATCACCAGTTGCATGCTTGACTGCATTGTTTACATTATTGGCAGCATTCTTTTTATTACTGGTATTTTTAAAATACTTAATATCCAGGACATGTGAAAATGTATCACAAATAGTTTTAAGGTTATCCCCATCACTTTGATCCGATATTACAATATCAAAGTCTTTAAACGTCTGATACATTAGATGTGAAAAATATTCTACTAGGAATCTCTCAGCAGTTTTGTCTTTCATTGTGTATACAGGACAACAAATAGATATTTTAGACATAGTCAACACACACTCCGTAAATACCTAATAGTTTATATTTTTCAAAATCTACATTAGGGTAAAAATCAAGAAGAACTTGATTATAAGAAAATACGTTTTGTTGCTTCGGATAAGTCCAAACATTTCCTTGAGAAGTCAAAGCGTAATCGTCTTTATCGTGAAAGAAATAATTGAACCCTCTAAACCTAAACAACTCTGTACTAGCCTGGAGATTCTTACAATGTATCCATAATCTTGTCTTCATTGATACAAGATAATCCATAGGAATAGGGTAAGTCGGCTCATCATGACCAAGATAAAGATCATTATTATGAACCCAAAGATCTATCTCAATGTCATGACCTTGGCGAATACAGTAGTCAATGACCTCGGGTTTATTCTCATTATCAGGATCGGGTCCAAATGTATTGCCGCGATGGCAAATTATTTTCATATTAAATTGTCTTAGGAGTACCTAGAGGTTGAACGTTAAGATATTTTTTCCAAGGTTGACCTTGATCAACACGCTTAAGTTTTCTAAATCCTCTCTTGCGTATGATTACATTATCACCTGGTTTATACTTTCCGTCAATACATTCTTTAACAATTTCGGCCACCTGCAACGTCGACAGTCTGGTTCGCTTATCTTCTCCAGGGAAATCGTTTTCTCTCATTTTAGTATCTACACGCCCAGGGCTGATAGAGTAGGCATCATAACCTTCAAATCCTAATGACTGTACAAAAGAAATAACCCCAGACTTAGAAGCTGAATAACCACTGTGTTCTGGTTTACCATACATACCAGCTACCGATGCAATAAAGATCATAGTTTTAACCCCGGAGTTAATTGATTCTCTAGCAACAATAAAGCTACCGACTAAATTAACATCAATTTCTTCTTTCCAGTAATCAATATTAGAATCTTTTACAACTTGAACATGAGAGATACCCGCGCAGTTAACAATTACATCTGGCTTGTATTTCTCTAACGTGTTACGTACTTGGAGAGCATCTCTAACGTCACATTCTTCTTTTGGAACATTAATAGTATGTGGATAAAGTTGTTTAATACCTTCACCAATATCACTCTTACCGAAAATCAAAACTTTCATAATACCACGTCTCCGTTTTCAACTTTATCTAAAAATATTTCTAATTCATAAGGTGTACCG